GCTCGGCCATCTCGGCAATGCGGGCGCTGCTGTAGTTGACCTGCGTCATGTCGCCGGTCAGGTTGTGGTTGGCCACGTCGAGGCCGCTGCTCACACTGCGCAGGCACTGCGTGACAAAGCTCTCGAACGTCTCGTTCGGGTACTGCGGGTCCCAGCTTTCGAGGCTGTAGCCCTCGGGCAGCTCGATGAACTCGCCGGCTTCGGCGGTCATTTGCAGGGTGTTTCCGCTCTGGCTGTCTGCGATGGTGGCCAGGGCGTTGGGGTCGGCCGAGTCCTTGCGGGTGAAGACGCCCATCTTGCTGGCGCCCACGCGCGCGGCCACCAGCGCGGAGTCCTTGAACTGGCCGAGCATGGCGGCATCGAGCAGCACGGCGTGCAGCCAGGTGAAGCCGCGCACCTGCTCCGCGCGCTCGGGCACGAAGAGGTGCATGATCTCGTCAGCCGGCACGCGCTCGGTCTCGTTGCGAGCCAGGTCGCGGTAGTTCTCGCCGGGGTGCCGGGTCTTGATGTGGTAGGCCACCGGGCGGCTGGCGGTGTCGATCTCCACGCCTTGCCGCACCAGGTTGCCGTTGGCGAGCCGGCCGTTGAGGTTTTCGTCCAGGCGGTCGATCTCAAGCAGCTGCAGCTTGAGGCCGCCCACGTAGTTGCGGTTGCGCACCTTGCGGATGAGGGCTTCGCCGTCGCGCGCCACGGCCTTCACGGCCACGCGCAGCAGCATGGGCAGGCTCATCAGGCCGCGCACGTCGCAGTTGATGGGGCGGCACCAGCGGTGCCAGGCCTGCTCCACGGCATCGTTGGCAAGCTTGTCGAGCAGGCCATTGGCGAGCCGCGCACGCACCTGCAACGCTGGGCCGGAGGGGCCGACGATGTTCTGCGCGCAGAGGTTGACGAAGCGCCGGCCGTAGCCGTTGCTGACCGCGAGCTGCCGCGCGCGGCTGCGCAGGATGACGAGCGAGGTGTCGAGGTCGGCGTTGATGCTGTTGCTGTAGCCCAGCAGGCCGGCGGTGAGCCGGTCCACGGCGGCGCCGGCGAACATCTGCGCGCCGCGGCGCATGCTGTTGCGCTGGCGCTGGGCGATGGCGGCGGCGGTGCGGCTTTCCTGCCACTCGCGCAGCACGCGGCTGCCCTTCTCGGGGAAGCTGAAGACCTTGGGCGCGCTCATCCGAGCCTCACTTGCACCCGGCGGCCGGCACCGATGCCGGCGGCCAGGTTGTCAGCGGCGCGCTGGCTGGCCAGCTCGGCGCGGTACTTGTTGCGGATGACCAGCAGATCGGCGAACGGGATGCGCTTGAGACTGCGGCCGGCGATGCTCATCTCTTCCTGGTCAGACGTGGCGCGGCCCTCGATCACGGCCTCGATGGCGGCGAGGACCTTCTCTGCATGGGCGCGCGTATCCGTGCCCACAGCCAGCGTGGCCGGGTTGGGCAGGACGGTGACTTCGCCGGACCAGTAGGTGCCGTCGAGCGTGTAGACCTCGGCGCCCTTGATGGCGTTGACTGCAAACGAGAACTGCCCCGGCTGAATGCTGGCGGTGTTGGGGGCGGTGCGCTGAAAGCGGTGCGCGATGCCGTCATCTGCCGGCACGCTCACGATGCTGATGCTGCTGGCGTGGTGTGCGTGCGAGCGCGGGGTCAGGTACAGCGTGAGCGCCCAGCCGTCGCTGGCCGGGTAGTCGGCCGCCGCGGTGGTGAAGTCCCACGTGTTGCCGGCCACCAGCTTGTTGATCAGTTGAGCCATCAGGACCTTCTCCGAAGCACCCTGCCGCCGACACGTGCCGACTGCTGCACCACATCCGCGCCCACGCGCGGCACGCCATCGAGCGCGGCCAGACCAACACGGCCGCGGCCCTTGTTGCTGAACGTGGGCTTGTAGAGCTGCGCGTCTTGCCCGCTCAGCACGATCTGGCCAACCTCGGCCGCAATGCCACGCGCGTAGGCGAACGTGGCGTCTTGTCCTGCGAATGCGAAGGTGCCAACGTCGGCCACCATGCGGCGGCCGCGCACCAGGCCGGCGTCTTGCCCGGCCAGCGTGTAGCCGGCGGCATCGGCGACCAGGCGCCGGTTGTGTTCAAGCGCGGCGTCTTGCCCGCCTAGCGTGAAGCCGGCGGCATCGGCCGTGAGCGTGTACCCGCCCGCGGGCATGTACGTGAGCGTGGCGTCCTGGCCGGCGAGCGTGAAGGTGCCGGCATCTGACGACATGATGCGCGCGTACTCAAGCGCAGCATCCTGACCAGTAAGCGCAACCGCGCCAACGTCTCCAGCCAGCGTATAGGCACCGGGTGTACCGGCACCCACGATCGGCAGCGAGCCGATCTCGGATTGCGCGCCGTCGAATAGGCGGCGTGATGCCATTTACGCCTCGCCGAGAATGATCGAGCCGGCGACGGCCTGCGCTAGCGCCATGACTGCAAACACGGACAGGCAAGCGTCATCCAGCACTTCGTTCATCTGGCCGACCATGCGACCGCTCGACACGCAATCGATGACGTTCGCGCCTTCAAAGTCGTTCGCTAACAGCAATGCAAGCGGCTTGTAGAGCAACACGCCAAAGTTGCCGATGGTCGCGGTGCTCGCGGCGAGCGTGACTGATTGAACGGATTGAACGCCGGTATCGCCCGCTTGAAGCGGGATGCGAATCAAGGCCCCGATCTCTCGGAATCCGATACCGCCAAAGACCACCGCCGTCGAAGTGCGCCCGGACGTTCCCGATTGATTCGTGTAGCTGACGGTCGCTGTCGTTGCGGTTGTTCCGATCGTCGTGTGGATCACCAGCGCGGCATGCACGCCTTCGCCGCTGGTGTATCTCGTCAACGCAGCGGTCGGCAGATTGGTGGTCTGCGCCGTCGTCAGCGTGGCATCGAGTCCCCCGCTGATGTTCAGAATGTCCACGAGCATCAGCGCAGCGCCGCCGAGGCCACCGGGGTTGATTCGCCCGCCGAGAATTGAGAGCCGTCCAGCGCCTGCGTTCGCCACTGCGCCGTTGATCGCGCGGGCAGACGTTATGTCTTGCGCGGCGCTCGACGTAGGTGCAACGGGCGCAGGAACGAACAGCGCTGACAAATTCGCGAATCGCGAAGCTACGACAGCGGTTGCCGCGGACATCTGAAAATCCGCAGCCGCATTCGCGCGCAGCGATGCCACGTATGCGTCAAAGTCAGCGAACGGCATGGCGCTACTTCTCTACGAACGTCGCCGCTGCCCAGATTTCGGGCGCAGTTGCAGCTACTGGAATGTATGCCAGCGCGAGACACGCATCGGAATGAATCGTCGGAATACCCGGCAGGCCGGTCGAATAATCGCGCCACCCGCCAGCACCCGCTGCGCCCACAGGAATCCACGCCAGCGGCTGCGCAATAGTCATCCCAAAGTTGCCGACTGTGCCTGTCGTCGCGGTTAGCTGCACAGTGTTAATCGATCGCAAACCAGAATCGCCAGCGGCAAGCGGCACGCGAATGATCCGCGAGACTTCACGGAAGTTAGTCGCGCCGATGTTGATCGTTGACGATGCGGTGTTGCCGTCTTGATCGACGTAGTTCATCGTCAACGTGGTGCCGGTTACGCCGATCAGCGTATAGATTTCGGCCCACGCGATATTTCCTACGCCGCCTGTGTTGCGAGTCAACGCGGGCGATGCAGGCGACCCTTGTACGGTCTGCGCAGATGTCGCGATGCCGCTCAATCCGCCGATGTGCATCAGTCTGTCGTAGAGCAAGAACACGCCCGCTACCTGCGGAACGATGCCCATGCTGACGAGGAACTTTTCGCGCGAGCCACCGGGCGGCGTGAACGTCAGCGCGCCTGTCGTCGTTCGATCAGGAATCGCAGCGGCAGTCGGCACTGCGCCGCCCGCTGGAAACCCGTCGTATTGCCACATGCTGGCCATGCGACCGGCGATCGGCACAGTTGCGGCAGCGCCCGCGACGCGCGGCGTCTTGAACCAAAACGGCGTGTCAGGCGTGCCGTTGTTGCCGCCTGTCAATCTGTTGATGAGGTCTGACAGATCGGTCAACGCAGCCATCATCCGCCCCAGTTGATGCCGTGCTCGACCGCATGCGCCTTGGCGTTGACGATGAGCGCGGCGAGGTTGTCGAGGTTCACGCCACTCGCGTACTCGAGCCCGCCGACCTGCGGCTGGATCTCAAACGCGCCGCCGCCAACGCGCAACCTCCAGTCGCCGGAGTCGGCAACGTAGGTGAAGGAACCGGGGCCGGGGATGATTTGCATCGTCACTGCACCGTCAGCACGCCGTTGGTCGGGTCGAAGTCGACCGTGAAGGTCTCGCCGCTGGCCAGCGTGATCGAGCTGCCGTAGTCCCACCAGCCGATCAGCTCGTCATTGGTGGCCGTGTCGTTGTGGAGCACGGCGTAGCGGAAGGGCCCCATGCTGCCGGTGGCGGTGAACACCACGTCGGTCAGCACGAGCTTGTAGAGCCCGCTGCTTTGCGCGCTACTGGTTTGCGTGGCCTGATTGCCGCCAGTGGTGTAGCCGTTGCCCGCCGAGATCTGGGTGATGTTGGCCAGCACCGTGTTGGTCGCCACCGGCGCGGTGTTGGTCAACGCGACCTTCAGCGTGTCTGCGCCCAGGTTGTGGACCTTCTCGGCGAGCGCCTCGACGAAGCTGTTGAACTTGTTGAAGGTGGCCATGGGCGATCCTCAGTAGAACTTCGGGCCGCCGATGCGCCCCACGCGCTTGATGCGCGGGGCAGCGTCGACGGTGGGTGCAGGGGCTGGCGACGCCGGAGCGTCGCCAGCAGGGGCCGCCAAGCGAGGCTCTGCGGCTGGCTCCACCTCGGTGGAGCTGGGAAGCAGCTCGCCCTGACGGATGCGAGCTTCGAGCTTTTGCCAGTCGGGCTCGCGCCACCTGGGCATGCCCAGGTAGTGCGCTGCGGCCAGCGCATACACGGCGCAGTCGAGCGCCTCATTGCGGCGCCCGGCGGGTTTCATCCACTCGAGCCGCGGGCGGCCCTTGGCGTACTTGGTGACGAGCCGCTCGGCGGTGAGCTGCTCGAAGACCTCAGCAGACATCCAGCGGCCGAGGTGCACGTAGCCGGCGCCGGGCTCGGTGAGCCGCAGTCGCCCATAGATCACGGCCTTGGCGGTGTCACTGCCCACCGGCCAGAGCTTGACGCCGCGCCGC